ACTTTAACATCAAGTTCTTCAGATGCTCCAAATGCAAACTCAGGTTTTGTTTCATAATTTAATGGTTTTCTTTTGATATCATCGTACTCTTGCATAAAAACTTTTCTACGCAACGAAAGTTCTATAACATCAGATAAAGATGATTTAAGATTATCTTTAACATCTGATATTACATCTAACTCATTAATTTGTTTTAATGCTTCGTCTGTAGCCTCTCTATTAGGTTTATTATTTTTTATTATACTTTGTAGTACATCAATAGTATTTATTCCTGCAGAAGATAAAGATTCATTAACTTGTGGTATACGTAAATCATAATCAGCTATTTTACTAGCTGCATATACCATCTTATCAATAACTGCTGAAGAATATTTTCTCATTTGTTTACCTTCAGGAGATAATATTGGTTTACCTTCTTCATCTGTAATTACATCACCACTATACATAAAATTTATAGATTTATATAACGCTTCTGTATTTTTTGCTGTAGCTTCAAATGAATTTAATCTTTTTTGAAATGATTGAACAGTATCATTAATGTTAGCTATACCTTCTTCTTTTAATTGACCAAGACCATCATTTGACATTGCTGTTTCTCTAAGATCTTTAATATCATCTGCAATCATATCATATCTACCATATTTAATACGTGGTGCAAGATATGTATGCATCATATCTGCATTAAGATCTTTTGCATGTAACTTATCTCCTAGAACAGTTGCGTCTTGTTGTTCTTGTTGCAATTGAACAAATCTATTTACAGCTTGAAGTTTATCTTTATATGCATCTCTAAATGTAGGAGCATTATTAAGTTCTTGAATATATTTTTCTGTATTAGATTTTCTTGCTTTATTTTGAGCAAGTTCTCCACCAGGTCCAAATGTTTGCATTACTCCTCCAGTAATACCACCAAGAAGTCCACTTTCAATACCTTCTTTAGATACTAATGCACCAACATCTTCTCCAACAAGTCCATATAAAAAACCATCTGTAAAAGTATTAGCTTCTTTTCCATCACGACCTTTATTAAAGTAATTTTGCGTACCTATCTGTAATGCATACTGACCTACTTCTTGTCCAGCTTCTTTAGGATCAAATGCATATTTACCAAACTTAGTTCCTTTTTCATAAAGTTTACCAAGCCTAGTTGATGCACCAGCTTTTCCTATATATTTTCCTTTTGTTAATAATACATCATCTACTTGTCCTAATAAACTATTAGCCGCTTGTTTTTCTGCAGAGTATGAACTTCCTAAAAGTTTAGGTAGTTGTGCATATTCCGTAACTCCTAATAATGCTAAATTTCCAAAAAATGATGTTTTACCTACACTTTCTGAAATACTATTTATATCTGCTAGTTCAGTTCCTGTAGGATCATCACCAAAATGTTCATCTTTATATTTTTGTATTAAAGTATTTCTATATTCATTAGAAGTTTGCAATGCTTCAAATGAAGCTTCTCCAGCAGATGAGTATGCTGCAATTGCTATTCTTCTTGCTTTTTCACTAAACCCTGCTATTGCATTTGTTGTCTTAGCTATACCTGCAATTGCAGATTCTCTAGCTGCAAGATCAGCAATAGATGATATATTCTTTTTAAGAATTGCAGCAGCTTCAATATTTTTACCAGCAGAAAAAGCTCTCGATGTACTTTTAAGTAATGGTGTAAATAATTTAAATGCTTGAGATGATTCAGCAGCTAATGCTCCTTCAGCAGCAATTACTCCAATTCCTTTACCTGCAAGTTTTAATCCAGAATTAGCAATATTACCAGATAACATTGCTCCAACAGCAAATCCAGAATTCTTAACTAATTTATCAAATAAAAAATTTGTCTTCCACCAGTTATCAGGAGAATACCATGATGCATTTTTTTCTGAATCAGTATAATAATTTGGTAAATAGTTTTGATCTACTTCATTATTATATTCATCTAATTTTTGCATGATAGGGTTATCCCATATATCAGCCATTCTTCCTGTAGCCATAGCTGACGCAGATCCATATAACATACCAAAACTTCCTGCAACAGTAGTAGCTGCAAGATTAGCACCTTTTAATATACCATTAGCAGCTTGTGAATACCATGTTTGAGCATTTGCATTCTGATCTTCTATATCAATAATATCACGAGCAAAAATATCGTATCTTCTATTCTCATACAATTCATTTGCTGTAACAGTAGGAAGTAATCCTTTACCAATAATAGGACCTTTTCCAAATATAGGATCTCCTATACTTCTACCTGATAAATCTGTACCTGAAGATAATTTTGCATAATTATCTGGCGAAGGAGTAGATGGACTAGGTAAATTAGGAAGTTGTTGGTCTGGATTTAAAAGAATAGGATTAAGGTTTTTAAAATCTGGCATAATTATTTATTATAATTAGTAGTCTAATGTGGAAAAATCAAATTTAGGATAAGCTTGTTTTAATGATTTAAGTAATATTTCATCATTTAAAGAATTTAAATTTTGAATACCTTGTTCGTATCCAACTCTAGATAGTCTGTCATCACCTGAAAGTTCAAATGAATTATATCCACCCTTTTTATTTTTAACATAAACTGTTGGAATATATAAATCAGGATTAGCTCTATCTTGTTTTAAATTAGCAGTTATTTGTAAACGTTGTATTCCAGGAAATGCACCAAATTGTTTTTGCAATAATGCATTTGTTGGAACATTAGTTCTATTTATATCAGTATTACCTTTACCAATTGTCATTCTAGTAGACTCTTGAGTATTAGCATTTATATACTTATCTCCTAGATACGCTGCAACTTGTTGACCACTAACTTTTAATCTTTGTACTTTATCTGGATTTGCTAAATTTCTTAATTGTATTTCATAGCTGTCACCATCTTGTTTAACAATCACTCGTGTATCTTTTGCAAGTTTATCGGTAAGATAAGAAGATGCTGTACCAAAGTCCCATTCATCATCAGTAGCTATACCTTTAGCTTGTTGTGCTATGATTAATTGATTGAGTCCTTGTAATGCCATTGGTGGAACTTCTCCTTTAGGATTAGCCACTGCTTTTATTTGTGGAACAAATGAATTTGCAGATGCTCCAATTTTTGTTTTATATATTTCTTCAGCTTTGTTATATGAACCTTTTATTTTATCTGCAGCATATACATGCGGTCTAGTCAATTGATCAATCTGAGTTCTAGTTTCTATTGATGCTGTAGGATTTCCAGAATAACCAGCTGGTAATAATTCACCGTTTACATATCTACCAAAAGAACTTCTTCCATATATAGCTTCCGCATATTTAATTTGTTTAGGATTAAGTTTACCTATATCAACTAATTTTCCAGTAACTAAATGTCCTTGATTGTCTCTAACTTTAGTTTCAGTTTCAGCTAATTTTACATCAATTAATTCTCTTGGTGACATTGATACTCTTTCTCCTTTATGTGAAAAAGTTAAACCTGTCTTACCTTGTAAATTTTTATTTATAATATCTGTAACACCTGCTTCTTTCTCTGCTTCTGTTCTGCTTTTCTTTTCAAAATAATTTAATTGCTTAACATAATTTTGATTCTTAGCAATACTTTGTACTAATTTAATAGCATCTGCAGGAATATTAGCTTTAGAAACTACACCCTGAGCATCACTCCATCTGTTCAACATTCCATTAATTTCTCTTTCATCATATCCTCCATCAGCTAATGCTTGTTTGTCAGACTTAATACTATCATCTACAGAAACTATATGATTAGTAAATAACTCAATACCTTGTGATTCATTATCTGTTTGATTTCCTAATGTTGTCCATGGAGAATCAGCACCATAGAGTTCAGCTTTTTTCATTGCATTCTCTTCAGCTTTTAATCCAATTTCTTGTTGTTTAAGTTGTAACTCAGCTTGTTTAAATTGTGTGTTAACACCAAATTCATAACGTTGTCTATTTTCAACTTGTTGTTTATGTTTCATTTCAGTTACAAAATTCTGTTGTTCTTTATAAGGACTAGTAACTGCTTCTTCTTCTTGTCCTTGCCATTTAAAAGCATTTGCAAACTCTTGAATAAATCCATCTTTATATATAGAATATTTTACATCATCAGGATTAATATTAGCTTGTTCAATATTTTTTACTAATTGTTCTGATAGTAATCCAGGTTTGTTATCTTTTCCTAATAATTCTTTATATTTTTCAATTCTAGTATCTATCTTCTCAAGTTCAGTCGGATCTGTTGTTGTTTTCTTTTGAATACTCAATAATTCCAAACTTCGTTCAGTTTGTTTTTTTCTTAGATTATAATCTGAATTTGCTTTTATAACAAGTTGCTCAGGTCCTATTCCTCTAAATTCATATTTAGAATCAATTCTTAACTGATTTAAATCATCAGGTGTCATACTTGCAGTTATAGCTTGTTGAATTTGATTTTCATCTACACCTTCAATTTTATATCGTTTCATTGCATCTGCAATCTTACGAGTATTCATTTTACCATTACTATCTACTTCAAATGGAATATCATATTTTTGAAGATTAGGATGTAAAGCTTTTATAGCTTCCATTGCTTTCTTCTTTACATCTGTATATTGAGTATATCTTCCATTAAACTTTTCTCCAACTTTATCAGAACTTAAATATTTATTTGCTTGATCATTAAAATCATATATATTAGATTGTGATGATTTACCTTCTGAAACAGATTTTTCCATTTCAGCTTGCTGTTTTCTTAACCATGCTGTAGAACCAACTGCATTAATTACATTCTTATCTTTGCTAATTTGTTTAGTCATACCATTAACAGAATTAACTAACTGGAAATTAGAAAAATCTCCAGCAGCTACACCTCTTAAGTTATTACCTAGTGTATCAAGTTTAGATTGTAAGTATTTTTTATCAACATCATTAGCAACATCAAGTCCTGCAATGTTATCAATACTTGTTTGTATTTTTTGTACACCTTCCTCATACTGTGCTTGTTTAGCCATACCAACCTTCACCATAGCATCTACAGGAAGTTGTTGTACGTAAGGATTAAATGTTGGGATTTTATCTGTCCATGAGGCCATAGTGGAATATTTTATACATGAGTTAACATGTCGTTAGCAAATATAATATGAATTATTAGAACTACCAAAATTAATAATCAATTCTGGTAATTCTTTATAATCAAATTAGTTATATATTTTTATAAGATTTTACAATCGAACCATTTCGTTTCTTATCAGTTTCTTTAGCATCTTTCTTAGCAGCAGCAGCTTCTCTTTTATCTTTTGCTTTTTTATAAGCTGACATAGCATCAAGTTCTTCTGATGAAGCTCCTTTATAATCTGTATCAAATTCTGCTAAAGGATTCATGTTCCGTGCTCTGAAGTTAGGACCAAATCTATAGTTGTACATATTCTCATATGTTTTTAATTCTCTGTTCTCTAGTTTATTCTTAGCATACTTATCAGATATAGAATTAAGAGCTGCTTGTGTTGTAGCTTTGGTATTAGACAATGCTTCAGTTTGTCTCTGATATTGTTGATCAGCTATACCGAGATTTGTAAGTTTAGCTTGGTTTAGAATATTTCTATTCTCTCCATACACTCTATCTTTCATTTCTTGATTAGCTCTAAACTGACTACCTAGTATTCCTTGGTTAGCTTGATACTTCTGTGCATTTAGATTAGCTTGAGCTGCTGGGTTATATCCCATTGTTCTCTGAGCTGCTCTATAATCTGCTTGATTAGCATTCAATTGATCTTGATATGAAATATCATAAGGAACTCCTAATTCTGGTCTATAAAAATTAGCCTGTACAGGACTCACTTGGTTATTAGCCATAGCAAACATTTCTGGATATAATTGAGCTGCATTTAATTCTTCAGCATCACTTGGTCTAATATTAGGAAGTATTGCATTAGCAAAAGTTGTTGCTGTATCCCACCATGGATTTTTAGGTTCTGTATCAGTTAAGTCTTCTGTTTCTATTTCTTCATATTCTGCAGGAGCTCCTGGAGTTTTAATTACTTCTGTAGTGTCAGGAGTAGCTGCTGTTGCTCCTACAGCTTTTAATTCAGGTGTACCAGTTATATATTTTTGTTTATATGCTTCACCTTGTTTAGTTTTTAAAAATGCTTTCCAATCTTCATTGCTCATTTTAGCTCCTCTATATTTATCTTTTATAGGAGCTATTGCAGCACGTCCTCCTGTACCTCCTGTACCTCCTTTACCTGGAGTGACAACAGTTTTTTCAGTTGGTTCAACTGCTGCTTTTTTTAGTTTAACTAACTTACCTTCTGCATTAGGTTTATATCCAGCAGCTAAAGCTTGTGCTCTTGTCATTTTTGGAGGAGCAGTAGTTTCTGTTGAAACTGTTTTACCATCTGCAGCTTTACTTATTGCATCACCCCATCTAGCTTCTCTTGTTTGCATAGCTTCTTTATCTATTTTCACTTTACCTCTTGCAAGATCATCAGCAACTAATCCATGTTCTTCTGCTGTATCATTAATTGCATTTTGAAGAGACGCTGCATTTATTTTCTTATCAGCTAAATCTTTAAGTTTCATATTAGCACCTTGTATACTAGCTTGTAAAGATGTAAGTTTTAATTTGTCAAAAGAATTCTTTGGGTTTAATTGATTAAGTTGGTTTGTAGATTTTTCAATTAATGTATTTTGTTTCTCTTCTATCTTAGATAGATCAGCTACATAATTTTTAAACTTCTTACCCTTAGCTTTTTTATCTCCTAGCATATCTATATATTGATTAGGTATTTTTAAATTACCAAATACCACTCCTGATTTTTGTACTTCTCCTGTTTCAGGATCTACTACACCACCTTCTTCTAATTCAACCATAGGTTCTCCTCTTTCAACTTCTACTGGATTACCACCATAAGTAACACCTATTCCTGTTTCTCCATTAGGAGAATATTCTTCGTGACTCTTACCTCTGAACATAACTGTTTCTCCTGTACCAGGTAAATAAGGATTACGTGAGATAGTCTCAGCTCCTCCACCCCAATGTGTTTGTAATTCTCCACCTAATCCATAAGATTGAATCTCTCCACCATCTTCATATATTTCCATAGCTCTATCACTAGGAGGTGTGTAGTTTCTTAAATGTCCACCAGCTCTTAATGTATCCATTCCTTCATGTGCATAGTCATATACTTCTTGTTCATCAAGACCACCAAATGAAGCTATAACTTGTGGCTGCCAATCATTAGATACCCATCCACCATCTTCCATAAAAGATTGATTTTGTGATTGAATTCCTTTAGCCATATTTGCAGAAGCCATTCCTTGCATATTTCTTTGTGTAGCAGCATTATCTTTCTTTATTCTTTTAGCATAAGGATCTAATGCATTACCAGCTATACCTCCAACAAATTCTCCAATAGCTCCACCAGCAGGTCCAAATATAGAACCAATTGCTTTACCTGCTGTACCACCTATTTGTCCACCAGCATTTTGACCACCCATTAATGATTGTCCCATACCTGTAGCTTTACTTGATATAGCTCCCCAAGGAGTTCCTCCACCATCTTGCATTTGATGAATTCTTCCACCATGATAATACTGTTTAGTATTAGAATCATTTAATGGTTCATATCCAAGATCATCATATAATGTATCAGGTGCATATGTATTTTGTATTTCTCCACCACCTTGTAATCTAAGACCATTTCTACCAAGAACATTTGTACCAACACCATTAACAGGAAATAAATTTTCTCCTGTTGTAGGTTGCATCATAGCATTTCTTTGTTTAGAAAATGTATCTTGCATTTGTCTTCTTGCATCTACATCAGTACTTGTAGCTGCTTGTAAAGAAACATCACTAACTAATTTTGTTTGTTTAGCTGCTTTAGCTGCTTCTTTCTCTTGTTGCAATGCACCTATACCTCCAATGATATCTCCTACTGGTCCTGCCATTTTACCTAATGCTTTAGATGTTTTAGTCCATCCATTTTCTTGTGGTGCTGAACCTTGAGTACCTAATGAAGAAACATCAAATGCACTTTTACCATTAACATTACCAGTAGCTAAAGGGTTTGTAGAACCTGCAGGTTTTAGTTGATTTACACTTTGTATAGGTTGTAAATTTTGTTGTTGTTGTTGATAACCAGGAGATCCTCCAAAACTTGAATCTATTGGAGGAGGAAAATTACCACCATATTGTGCTCTAGGAATAGCAGTTCCATATCTAGCACCTCCTAAAGAAGAAGCTATGTCACCCATACCTTCCATACCTGCTCCACCTTCTCCACCTTCTCCACCAAACATTTTCATAAGACCACCAATATCAAAACCACCACCACCACCACCTTGTGGAGCAGCTGCTGTTTGTTTATCTAATGCTGCTTGTCTTTCAGCACCAGTAGATCCTGTAATCATTTTATCAGCATCATCAAATTGACTTGCATAACTTAAAGGTTTAAATGCTGGTTGTGCTAAATTTATATTAGCACCTAATTGAGCTTTCTTAAACTCTTTACCATGAACCTTCATAAAGGCTTCTTGATTTGGAAACTTTTTGTAGAAGGCTGCCTCAGACTTAACCCCTGCTATTTTTAACATTTTTGCTTTCATAATTATAAAGTATCTAACCAGCCTCCTGGTTGTTTAGTATTGTAGTTTGTAAAGTTAGTTAGATTATCTAAGTTCTGCAAACCTTTTTGTTCTTGTCTTAATCCGTTCTGTGCCATTGGGTATTCTGTTACCTTCTTACCCTTGAACTTATAATTCTTTCCTGGCTTCATTAGTTTTGTATCTCCTGTATCTGATACACCTAGGACATCATAAGGAACTCCTTCCATGGTTATTTCATTACTTCCTATTTCTGTTATCTCTCCTGGATGATTCCATTGTCCTCTATCATCTTTAATGATTCCTCCTTGTTTCAAAGGATGCATTGGACCTATTTTTTTTGAAGGATCATATATAGCTTCTGTAGGAGCAGAAATTATATTTCCATTACTATCAAGATGAATAGTATTTTTTATTTCTTTTGCATTTCTATAATCACGTCCCATTACATTTCTAAATACTTCTTCTTCTCTACTTATACTAGGTTCTCCAATTCTAGAAATATATGGTTCTAATTCTTTTGGTAAAAGTTTATTATTAAAAGATGGTCCTGCTGTCTGTAAGCCTTGTCTTAACTCAGGAGCTATACTCATTCTAACATTTCCTAATTGTTGTGCTCCTTTTTGTAATAATGGTTTAGAAGCTTTCATTGCTCCTTTAGCATATACACCAAGATCTAAAGCATCTAATGCACTTAAACCTGCATTTAAATATTCTCCTCTTCCTAGTTCTCCAGGAATCTCAGAAGCTGCTGCAATACCTTGTAAAGGATTTATCCAATCAATAGCATTATCAAGAGTGTTTCTTTCTCCATGTTGAAATCTTGCAGGAAGACTTTCATTTCTTGCAGCATATCCAAATGCAGTTAATGGATTAGAAACAATTGCTTTTGTTCTATCCCATTTACTTTCTTCAACAGGTGTTTGAATACTTCCTGTTTGCTCATTACGAGCATTATAATCTTCTCTTTCTCTTTGGTCTTGTGTTAAAGTTTTTCTTCTTTTATTTTCTTTCTGTTGTTCTGCTAGTTGATTTATATATGTCTTATTAGATTTAGATTGTTCTAAGTCAAAGTTTTTCTTTTTAACATTAGTAGATTCAGCAGTCTTAGTTGCTAATTCTCTTTCATCTTTTAATTTAAATTTCTTTGCACCTGTTTGAGCTTCTTCATAATTATCTAACCATGCACCATTCTGACTAATAGTCTTTGGTTGCCAATCTAATCCTTCTTGATAGTATTGCATTTCTTGACCATTCTGTGCACTAGCCATTGTTTTCTTTGCATAAGGACCTTCACTAGGAATATCTCCTGTACGTGCATATGAAAAACCTGTAGCTCCAGGGAATGATCCTCCTGTTTGTGCTTCAGGAACATAATTAACTGGATAGACAGATCCACCCATTTGAAATGAACCACCCCATGCAGGAGAACTATTTCTACCTACATTGCTGTATCCATCTCCTTCAAATCCTTCTGGAGCAGAAACATTGTAATCATTATAATTATCTTCTTTGCCATAGTTATCTAACCAACCACCATTTTTTAAACCCATTAAAGGAGTTACAACATCATCTATACTATTTTTAATACCATTACTGGCATCATCATATAATTTTTTAAATCCTCCTGACCAATCAACACTTTCTTGTGCTTTTCTCATTTCTTCAGGTGTAGCTCTTTTACCTTTTAAAACAGCTTTCATTTTTTCTTTTTCCTTTTCTGGTGTCTTAGGTAGGTACTCATCTGTAACAGCTTCAAAAGCTTTACCTGCTGTTCCTGGAATTAAAGCACCCATCATATTAGGAATAATTTTCATAGGATCTCCCTGTCTATAAGCATCTATTACATTATATGCATCATATGCAGTTTCTACTCCTGGAAACTGATCAAGAGCAAGTCCTACTCCAGTAGCACTTGCAACTTTTTTAGCAACTCTCTTTGCTCTAGATGCTTCTGTTTCTGAATGAATCTTCTTTCCAGTTTGAGCTTTTTCTATATTATCTAACCAACCTTTAGCCATTACTTATATGATATTTGTGCAGGTGCGGTTATAAATTGACTAACTAGATGCGTTGTTGAACTGTTATCTAGTATATGTCTTATCTTTAATTCTTTTGCTCTTAGTGTTGCTTTCTTGAAACTTCTGGATCCATAATCCATATTAGCTTGATTAATCACTTTATCAATAGACAGATTCTCACAAGATGTATTAAATAATGGAACTTGAGAACTTATCTCTACAGTCCAGAATGTATTGTACTGATAGAAGTTATCACTCTTAGTATATGTAATAGTTTTGCTGTCTGTATTAAGTATTGGGTATTGCATGTACGCACTCATGTTGTTTAATGGTTTTGCCACTAAGTTTAATACACCAGAGCTTTGTTGTCCATTATATAGAATAGCTTTGTTAAACCATTTGTTATTTGTTTCTATTCTTGTGTTGTCATTAAATACACCATCTGGTATAGATACATATTCATATGCTTTTGTATAATCTTTTACATTCTGAAGAATCTCATCTTGATATTGATATGCAAAAGGATATTCAATAATATATGGTTCTATATTTCCATAATAAGAATTATATAATTGTATATTAGTTAAATGCCTCCATATACATCCAGTACCTGATTGTATCAAAACAACATCATCATATTCTGTTATTGTTATATCTTCTAAGATTATAGTTTTTTCTAATTTACACTTACCTGTAGACATCAATTTAACTGCAGTTACACTATCACTTACAGTGTAACTAATCCCTGTAACAAGTGTAGCTCTAGATACATTTACTGCAATGACATTCCCAACCTGATCAAAGATTGAGAATGGTCCAACAGTAGGCCCTACTTGCGTTAATTTTATTGCTATTACTTTTGACATATTAATTTATTAACAAGGTCCATTATTAGTTAATGATACTTCAGGAGGTGTGATTACACTTCCACTTCGTGCACAGAATGTTTGAGTTGAAGGTCCTCCTCCTGGGTTACCAACATTTATAGTTTGTGCAACTCCAGAACAATTAGTATAGTTTACTGTTACAGAACCTACTGTTGTTTTGCTTATTGTATATGAGAAGCAAGCTATTGTAGTTGTTGTTGTAGTGGTTGGATTACAGTTAACTATTTCAGTTATTACACCATCTACAACATTAAATACAGTTGTATAACTAGATGTTTCATCTGTAAAATACCAACCATCAGCAATTGTTGTACAATCTGGAGTTGTAGCAGGATCATACATTAGTTGACCAACTGTTATACTTACAGCTTCTACTGCAATACTATTAAATATTACATTAGGATCAAATCCAAAAGTTTCAATATAATAATCCATAGAAGCACATGCATCAATTTGACTTCCTGTTGACACTACTGTTGATGGAGGATCTATTATATCATATCCTGTAACAAATGCATAATTATTTAATCCTTGAGGTCGTGTACATATAATTACACCAGTTCCTTCTAATTCACAATTAAGTGGTGTGGCTTCTCCTATAATTGTACAATCAAATAAATGAACTTCTCCTATAATTGTACAATCTATATATATGGTAGTAGTGGTAGTAGTTGTTGGTGGTGTAGGAACTAATGGTCCAGCTATAAAATCAAAATCATCACAACATCCATTTACTCCTGAATAGAAAAAGTTATTCTCAGCTATATACCAATTAGGAATATAACTATGGAAGCTTATCCAAGTATTTGTATTTACATTAAATGATAACGTCCAAGATTTATTGCAAAAATAAGCTGAGTCTTTCAACTCTACAATTGTTCTTACTACTACATCATTTATTATCATATTTTATATTACTTGTTAATGGAATATAATCTAATTTAGTAATAATAACTCTATCGAACTTACTATCATATACAGCATGTAAACCTACACCATTAAAATGATTATCTGTATCTACACCTTTTATTAATACTGTTTCATTATCTATTATTTCTGTACGATCTGGATAGTATCTAAGTATTTCAAATGCTAAGTGATCTGTAAAGAATCTATTCATCCCAGAACCAAATGCAGATAAATCTTGTACCTGTGTTCCTTGTATAAGAAATACTTGTCCTCTCTTAGCATCAATTGTTATTTGTCCTTGAGGAATCTTTAATAACATTTTATTCTGACTACCTACATATCCAAGATCTGTTTCAGCAAAATCTATTGGAGGTGCTCCTTTAAATAAATTAGGATTACCTACATATGCAGCTTGTGGATTACTTGTATCAATAGTAAGTAAGTTATTATACATTAATGTTTTATTCTCAAATCTAGCAAGTATAGCTCTATTCTGAATACCATCTAATGATATAAGATTACCATAGTTTTGAGGGAAATCAAAATATGATACAGCTCTATAGGTTAACCAACTATTCACTCTATTATCAGCATCTGTATTTTGGCTATCAGAGTATATTGTTCTGAATGGGTAATATGTATAACAAGCTTTTCCATCCCAGTCAGGAGGAAGATGTGTAAATGTATTTTCTTTATTTTGTTTAGAGAATGTTACATTATATGTATATGTATTATCATTTGCTATAGATACAAAGTCTTCTTGTAACCAATCATCAGGAATACCTGTAGATACATGTGGCCAGAAATCTCCTTCTCTATTATTAAATGCTTGTCTAAGATCTGTATTATAAGAACTCTCACAATAGAAATTAGGAATACCATAAGCAAACAAATAGAAATATCCATCATAAAATGTTCTATTAGGATTATCTCCAGCAGCTATAGGAGGAGTAGATGTTGGTCCAGGCTCTTGACTATTTTTACAATCAAATTCATGAGCCTTATATGAAACTACATTAGATAATATACCTGAATTAACTGTATAATCACTTAATATAGATCTAGCTGAGTGCCAGTATTTTGGATAAGCTATGTTTCCAATCTCATCATAAAACACATCACTATCATCTGGAGCATTAACTCTATTGTCTATAAAGAAAGGAAGTTTAGTTTTAAATGCAAATCTAGATATAAATGTATCTCCACCAAATATTGTAGAACTTCCTGAAGCTTCAGTATTTTTTTGAAACCCTGTGTCAATAGTTTCATAAGAATATATTTGTCCCCATTGATTAACAAATGTATTCTTCAATGATGCATAATAAGAAACAACACTTATATCTTGTTCCCTAGCAGGTTTTGCACATGCGTCACTACTACCTATTGTTAATCTAGATTTATCTGTTATTCCTAATGCAGCCATATTAACACTAGAACTAGGAAAAGGCAATGCTGAAACTAAAGTTACATCATCTTCTCTAACTTTATTTGTTTTTAAATAAACAGAAGATTCTCTTTCATAATTATTTATATTATAAGTATCTCCAACATTTTGTACTCCTGGAATTAAATATTTAGCTAAATTTATAGTTCTTTGTTTGATTCCTAAATCATTAGGCACATTTACATTATAATCATAACTAGCTATAGAGTTAAATGATTGTGCATAATTTCTTCTTGTTATACCATTTATATATATTTGTAAATATGCTTGATATGCTGTCCACATAGCAGTAGCATTATATGGATTTGTATAAGCAGCTAAGTTATTAGAACTAGCAAGAGCATCTTCTTGTGCTTCTTTTGTAAGAAGTCTATATTTTGCATTACTTTTAACTTGTACAAAATGAGCTTTACCAGCTCCAAACATTACATTTTCTAATTTAAGAATATCTCCTAAAAATGGTTGACCAAAAGAAGTTTCAGGTGAATTAAATATTTGTCTATACGCATTAGAAGCATTACCTGATATAGGAAGAAGTGGAGAAGTACCTGAACAAGATATATCTCTTACTTCTACTTTATTATCAATTTCATTACATCCACAACCATCACTACCACTTACTCGGTAAGGTAGAGAGTCTACTCTAACACGCACAGAATAGTTATTTCCTGGATTTAACCATACATACTCATTTGGTCCAGAAATTGGATCGTCCCATTCTGCTCCCCAACCAGCACATATTAAACCAGGAAATCCACAATGATGTCCTGATCCTATATGATATATATCATAATTGGCATAGCTAACTGTACCTATACAATTTGAATCTGGAATTGGTACAGAACTACCTCCTCTTGCGTATGAAATTTCATTAGTTACACCAGGACTTGTTATAAGTGGTTTACCTATAGAGCAAAGATATTGATTACCTAATGTTGTATATTCAATTGTAGCTTCTTTATTATTTTCGCAACTTACATATCTTACTGTTAAACAAGGTACACCTAAAGCTGTAACTGAAGGTAACGTTAATACATTTATTATAAATTTTTCACATAATTGTGACCAAGCATTGTTACTTGAATTAAGAAATGGATCTGCACTTAAATCATTGTATGGATAATTAGGGAAAAAGAAAGATTGATCTTCTCTAGTATATTCTCCAACATTACGTAATATACCTTTACCTATAATAGATTTATTTGTTGCTCTATCTCCTCTTAATATTTTAAATCCTACTATTTCAGCTTTTTGTTCATCTGTAAGAGAAGACGATTGAATTAAACTTTTTACTTGATCAATATCTATCTTTACACCAATAGGAAATACATTATTATTTTGAGAAGCTAAACCTGTTAAAGGATCATAACCTACAGTTGGTTTTGTTATAGGAGATATTAATACATCTGGAAACTTATGATGCCTAATCTTTTCTCCAGCAAGATCTCCCCATACATTTTGATTACAAGGATAAGTTTCTTCTGATTGCCAATATGCAAAGTTTCCATAATTAAATGCTTTTGCATTACCAATGTTAGTTGTTGGATCTACAGGAGATACACCAATTACAGAAGCAGTGTTGTAAATTTCCCAATAAGGAGCACTTGTTCCTTCAACAATAAAATCTTGATTAGTAGAAGGGACACTAACTAAATCACTAGGAATAGATGTTCTTCCTGGAATATGAAAACCATCTGTTTGTTTTCCATTCCTAAGTAAAAATGCAATTTCAAAAGCATACACCTCATCACGAAGATAACCTCTTAAGTTAGTTGCATTTAATTCATCTGAATAGTTTTCAGTAGGAGGAATCATATATGTTTCCCAAAGTAGAGTTATGTTTGTTGCTATCTCTTGATAATTGATTCTATCAATAGATACAAGTCCATCCCATATAAGAACATCTTGTGCTGTAGTTAAATCTTCAGCTACATCATAATAAGGGAACTTCTCAAATATATCATTAATAGATAATTTTATAGCAGTTACATCTTGTCCTGTATAAGTTATTTGTTTTGTTTCATTAGTAATAAAATATGTACCAACTAGTTCAACAGAACTAATAGCATTTATTGTTTTGATTACAGCTAAATTGAAATATTGAAACTCTCCTGTTATATCTAAATTACCAATATTTATAACAATTGATTTACCTACATTGTAATTATAATTAACTGTTGTAATACTAATATCTGCAATTGGTGTAGGATTGGTAACAGAGTAATATGATGTATAAGGATTACCTACAGCATCAGAATATTGTACAGCAAATTGATATGTACCAGCAAGAAGAGCTCCTCCAGTAGTAACATCTATAATTGAAAGATCAGGAATATTAAAGTTAGGTTGTATTTTAATTTGATTACAATCTAATATATCTGTATAAACAGGATTACAAAGATCTGATCCAGGAGCTAATGTATATGGAATATTTTGAATATCTAAATATCTTCTTGCATTAAGTCCATCTGTCCAATATATTTCTGTTGTACAATTAGATATTTTATGTACAGCTTTGTGTATAGGATGATCAATATTAAAATTAAGACAAGGTGAGTTAACTAATGTATGATATATACAATCGTTATTGTCCATATAACCTATCTCTGAGCTTCCATTAATAGGGTTAGTGATAAAGAATATATGTTTATTTTTTTCATTGATAAAATGCTCTCCTATTAATACATAGTTTTTTGGAAGAGATAAACAAAAATCATTACCTTGTTCATTTTGATAATTAACAGAACTAGAATCAAAGTTTTCTAAGGCAGCATTTAATGCATAAGTTAATGTACCTGGTTTAATCTGGTTCAAAGTTTGATCCATATTTAAACCAATGGTAGCATTGTTTGATTCTATTTTAATATTTCCTTGTGGTTTTTCTTCAGCCATGATATATATTAGTTATTACGTCTTCTACCATATCTACCAGTAGGAAGCTCATACATATTAAATCTATTAAGATCATTTTTGATTCTTCTTTGTTTCTCCCAAGGAGTTTGTTTTTTTATTTCTATACTAGCCATAATGAAAGCTTCTTCATAAGCTTGCTTATGATACATTAACTTTTGTTGTAACTGATTAAAAGTTTCATCATTAGTTTGATTTGTAAGAGTTTCAAATATTTTGAATTTAAGGAATGCTTCTACATATTCTCTTATACGATAATTATCAGGGATTAGTTGATTTCCTATTTCATCATATTCTGTAGCATAGAATATTAAATGTACAACACCATTTCTGAAGTTAGTTACAAACTTATTGTCTCTAATATCAAATGAATCAATTCCTGCTGATCCAGGTGTAAAGTTATTTACAGGAATAGGTTGAGCATTAAAGTCCCAGTTATTAGTATACTCAACACCACATTGCTGCTTTGCAGATATGTTTCCAGGCTTAAGTAAATAGTTATGAGTAAATCCTCTTGTGACACTATTATTTGTCTTATATACAGTTTGTATTAGTTCTGGCATACATGAACCACCACAACCAACATTATCACAACATGGATTAGGTATAGAAAAACTAGTAGTGATAGGAGATACTTGTATAGTAGTTTCAGTAGCTGCTTGTGAATAAAATGAATTAGCTGATTGATATGGATATCCAGATACTTGTGTACTCATCCAAGCTTCTCTAACAGCATAAAAGTTATCAGGAAGTCTTGCTTGAAAGTCTTCAACAAAAAGAATCTCTTCAGTAATCACATAAGTTGTTCTTCCTAACTTCTTTAGAGCTTTATCTAAATAGGTAGGAAATAATAAATCATCTACAGCACCTGTATCGAAATAAGATTTTAATTCTTCTTTCACAGTTGAGTAAACAGGTTCTGGGCTTATAAAAGCATATTTATAGTAATATGACATAGTTCATTATTTTTTCCATTCTTGGTAAATATTTTGGTACTTGTCGTTGGTTTTTAGGTAATGAGATAAAAGTCTTGATGTAAGTCTAGAAGGTTTAAAATACCAAAGATCAGAGTTTTTAAAACGTGCTGTAGATTTAAACCACATCCAACCAAAAAAGTATCCTTCTGTATGATAGTTGAAGTTATATATAACCTTTCCTTTTTCTTTAGTCTTCTGCCAATCTATAGGAAGATTAACAAACTCTTTTCCATTAGCTTGCTTCATCTTTCTTCTTTTCTTTTTATTGATTGAGAACTCTCCAAAACCATAAGGTAGTTTTGCTTTGTCTCCTGTTTCTAAAATATACTCTTTAAACATTTCATTGTAAGTGTATATTATATTTCTCCAGGCATCATATGTAAGGATTGTAGCTGGGTATTTTTTACAAAACAAGTTGTAATTTTCTTTACTGGAAGATCTCCAATCTACAGCTACTCTTGACATATATTAATTAGTTGGTTTTGAATTTGGAGCTTGACCATCTATTCCTTCTTGACTAATATCTGATTTGATATTGAAATATGTAGATAATAATTTTTTAGATGTTAATTCTAATACTTGTTGTTCTAAGTATCCAGGAAGAGCAAACTCTTTATCTAAAGGATTTTTACAGATTTCATCATCAGTATATTGTGGGGATCCACATCCACATTCAGGATACATAAGATTATTATCAACATCTTCTTCAAAGAATGCTACAAATCTAATTGCTCTAAGCATTGGATTATTTACATATAAATATCCATTAGTAATCCAGAAATATTCTTCATTCTTAATTACAGGAAGTTTTAATAAGTTTAAATATCTATTAATAGATATTTCTTTTAGTTTCTTTCCTTTACCACTCATTGCATTAATAGAATAAACTCCTTGTATAACATACTGATAGTTTCCTTCAGATATACGTGGGAGTTTAAATTTAGTTCTTGCAATAGAACAAGGATCTACATAATCACAACATTCAGATATAGACACCTCACACATTTCCAAACAAGGAATTGTTGTGAATAATGTATCAGTAGCCCAAAGCTTTCTAAGATTTGTTTCTCTCTTAATTAATAATAGAGAATTGTTTCTTATTTCAGATGCAATTGCTCTATCGGTTATTAATGAATCAGTCGACAATATTTTATGAACTGAACGAACATCACTAACAAGTTTTCTAAGTGTTGCCATTATATATTATGTTTTTTATTTATTTCAGAAATGATTTGTAAAAAATCTATATTAGATAAATCATTCTTCATTCTATTAACTTGCCATCTACAAAGAACTAAATTACCAAATATATAACCTTTATCTGAATCAATCCTATCTATTGATACACAATCTTTATTATTATTTTTATCTCGTAAATCAATATGCATAGGTTTATCTGTATAATAA